GCTTCCACGGTGAACATCTGTGGAAGGTCCGAATACTTGATGGTCGTTGAGTAGGCTTGCATGGGGGCGGCTTTGTTGAACTTCGACAACTTCAGGTAGTACGTCGCCGCTCCAATGGGGGTGTCGCCGCTCCCAACAAGTTTTGAAGGTGGGATCATCGGTGTGTTCTGGTCCAGTGACAGAAGCAACGTGTTGGCTTGTGGGCTGTCTCTTTCCACGTCGCTGTAGTTGGCTTGATCTGTGGCGAGGTCACAGATGCCGCCAAACAGGCGCAACTCGGTGCCTGTTTGGGCCTCAATCCCCACTGATGGGGTGTAGGCGGGCCGCTCCAGATCGTTGGGGCCACCCGTGTCCTCCCAACGGAAGGAACGAAGACCAAAGCCGTTCGGCATCGTCGAAACGTGGACCAGAAAGCCCGCAGGAGGCTTTGAGAGCAGTGTCCCCGTGCCGGGCATCGTCCACTTCAGGGTCACAGCATCAGGAGCGGTGTCCAGGCCGTCCGGCTTCTTGAACAGCGCCGTAGAGAGTCCGTAGGTGCCCAACGAGGCCTCGGGCGGTGTCGGTTGCGGGAAAGGAGCCGACCCTGTAGCAGACAGGTCCCCAAAGAACGCCTTGATGCGGTTGATCAACTCGATCAGGGCAAAGAGATCACCCGTGGACAGGTAGCAGAACAAGCCGAGGGCCACGGACCTCGATGAGAAATCCGGGCGGCCTGGGTCTCTGCGGTTCAGGAGCCTCTTGAGCATCCGGCGCTCATAGGACTGGAAACCCCCCAACAACTCAGGAGCACGAAGCGGTTTGATCGTGATGAGGTTCCAGTCGCCCGTCATGTAGAGGCCCATCTGCCTCAGGTCGTGAATGAACGCCCGGATCTCCTCGATGATGGCTTCGATGATGGCCCGGATGGGATCAAGCAACCCGACCAAAAACACCTTGATGACGTTCAGGACGGTGTTGGCGATGTTCAACAGTGTGATGATGAACGCCAACACCGAGTCGATGGTCTGGATGATCGCGTTCGGGATGACCATGAGTTGGTCCAGGTTCGGCTGGAGCGTCACCCAATCTTTTGGTGTCTCTGCCATGCCCTATGATCCCCCGCCGTGCTTCAACCTCTGAAGTTGGACGTGAAGTTCAGCGACCATCTTCTGGTCGTCTTCCACCTGCTTCTGAAGGAGTGTTTCCACCTGCGCCAGAGCCTCCTTCTGGCGGTTGACGATGGGAGACTCGATGTTGGACTGCGCCTTTGTATCACCCCATTTACCGTTGAAGGGGATGCCCATCTCTTTCAACTTCTTGTGGATTTCGTCCAGATCACTCATGGTCTCTCCCGTTACCGGCTTCGTAGAGCCACACTACCGACTACGCCTTGTCCAAGCCCTTCTGTCGTATCAGAGCCTCGCGCTGCTTCTGCAACCGGCTCGTCAGCGTGCGCTTCTCTCGGGTGGCGTTTCGGATGGACCCATCGGTGGTGTTGGCGCGGAAGGTGATCCACCCGTACCGCTGATTGCGGAACAGGTCGTCAGTATCCAGCACTGCGTCGATGAGGTCAGGCTCCACAGGACGTTGGGAGTAGTCGCCTGTGGCAAACTGGGTGTAGCCGTCGTTGTCCAGCCTGTAGTCCAGGCACCAGAAGCGTCGGTCAAGGACCGAGAGGCAGTCGGACATGTTGGCGAAGGGTGTGTCGTCGGTGAGGCCTTTGAGGCTGTCCACTACAAGGTTCGACAAGATGCCCAGCCCTGCGGTCGTGTCCGTGCTGGAGCCGACGTCTTCGATGTGGTCGTCCCTCTGGAAGACGTAGTAGTCGCCGCTCTTGGGCCACAAGACATTGATCTCGTCGATCCAGGAGAGCATCCGTTCCCGGATGAACAGGATCAACTCCACAGTGTCCTGAGAGAAGATGCTGTTGGGCCGAATGATCTTGTAGGCGAAGGGTCCGATGCTCTTGTATCCGTCGTCACCCCAGGTTGCCGTGGGCCGGTCGTAGTAGGAGTCCCCAACTGGGCCAGCCGTGAGGCGAAGGTCTTGCTGGTCTTCCACCCCTGTTCCGTCTACACCTACAGGTTCGGTCAGCCAGGAGCCGTGGATGGTCGGCATGACGACGTACTCTGAAACCGAAGCACCATCACCAAAGAGTTCCCCGTCCGTGAATCGGGTTTCTCCAGAGACCATGAGAGTGCCCGGAGCCGCCCCTCCCGAGTCCTCATCGACAGCCGTGATCTTGTAGAAGCCTCGGTTATCATCCAACTTGGAGGGGCCGCCTTCCAGATAGGGTCCGGCGGGTCCGGGGCGTGTGACTACGCTCATGTCCCCTGAAGGGCGAGCACCTGCTTCCAGTTCCTTGTAGAGATCCCCGGCGGGGTCGATGATGATGTAGTCGTCCTTCAGGACACCCTCGTTTTCCCACGAGGTCACGCTGGGGTCCGAGTCTTTCAACTCGTTGGTGGCGTCCACGAAGCCGCCGACTTCCGTTCCTACATGCAAAGGGTCGTAGTCCACACGCCGGGTGAACACGACCTCCTGAGTCACGAGATCAAGCAACTGCTCGTTGGACTGCTGATGCGGCACGATGGCCTGCTCGATGTAGACCTCAAACTCCTCATCCCCCACGATGTTCTCATTGGTCAGACCAGGCCGCCGCAAGATCAGGGTGGTCTCGTCCTCGACCCGCTGGATTTCTGCGGTGTCGAGCACATCCCCGTTGTCGTCCAGCACTCGCACCACGTCCCCGGAGTGGATGTTCACGTCGTCGTTGTTGAACTCTCCGAGGTTGGTCGCCGTCCCGTACACCCCGGTGGCTGCTATCAGCGTGCGGGTTGCTGTGTCGTAGGAGGACATGAACCCACGGCGGATCTCGTAGACGAAACGCAGAGGCTTCACCAGATCGATGATGTCCACCTGGATGTCATGCCAACGTCGCGTCCGACGGATGGCCGCGTACACGTCCTCATAAGGATCCGCGCCGCCGAAGTCCTCAAAGTCTCGTGCGCCGATCTGGGAGACCCCGCCCTGGTCGTCGTAAGAGGCGGTGGTGACCTTCGGGAAAGGGGTGCTGATGTCCTGCACCGGGCGCGGGAAGGACGGTTCAATGAACACACCGGAGAGCGCGTAGAACCCTGCTGACGCTGTCGCGGACGCGGGGTCAATCTCGCTCCCTATGGTGAAACGATCACTCGGGAGCAGACAACTGGTCTCTGGGGTGATGGGGTTCTCGGCATCATCATAGATGGCGAGGCTCACCGCGAAGCCACCGTAGTGGGACAAAAGCCAAACCCCGCTACTCCAGTGGTTGGTTTGCAGGTAGGTACACACGCCGAAGATCGGGTCTTGATGTGACCCTGCTTGATCGACCATCATCCCGTACACAGGGGTCGTCCGGTCCTCGTAGAACTCTGTGTTGTCTACGGGGTCAGGCACCCCAGCCACGAGATGATTGATGGCCGGAGACACTGCCCCTTGATTGTGGACCAGGTCGCCACCTGCCTGGAATGAGTACATGATGTCATCCCCCCATCCATGTATGAGGCCCGCAACAAGGTAGGGGTTGATCATGTTGGGGTTGCGGTTCCCTACGGTGACGTACTCGAAACCGGCCATCAGATCATGAGCAGGTTGACGCAGTTCGGCTCCTACCACGTTGTTTTCTGGGAGGTGTGATCCCATCTGCTTGACGGCAAAGTAAATCATCCCCGAGACCTTGGTCCCCTCGACCGCTGCGGCCAGGAAGTCAGCAAGGCTGAGGCTGCTTCCGACTGCGTTCCTTTCCGTAAGGCCGGTGTTGTCCAACTGGAAGGTCATGGTGCCCTCCTCAGCGTCGTAGGAGAGGATGCTCGTGTAGTCGACACCCCACACGCTATCCCCGTCTACGATCCAGCCGGGTACCCCGACCCCTCCTGCGTCGTCCGAGTACGTGGCGTACTGCTCCTTGAGGACCAGATACAGCCGGTCGCCCGATGTCTCCCATCCGTGATTGTCTCCTGCCAGAGCAGGATCAGCGGAGCGCATCACCGGCACTACTCCCTTGATGCTCAGAGTGGCAGCCCCCAGGTCGTACCCGGTGACGGTCGGGAAGGTGAGATCCAGGCAGTTTGTCTCGGACAGGCTGTCGCCCCCACTGCTTCCCGTGCCCGCGCCGTCGTCAGTGTCTGCTGAAGGACCGGATGCTTGTGCGGTTGGGAGAGGAGCAGCAACGTCGTCGTACTGGCGGGCATCAAGCATCGCTGTTTCGCCCAACTGACCATTGGGGTCTGTGTTGAAAGGCCCTGCTTTCACCGCATGGCGCACGAGATACGTGCCGGTCTTGACGGCGTCTGCGCTGCCGGTTGTGCTGTTGGAGGCACCCGTCACTACGCAGATGTCGTTCCGCATGATGTTGGAAATGTCTCCGTTAGAGGCTGCCGTCGTTGTGGGGAGGAGGTAGTTGCGGTTTCCTATCAAGACAGCAAGTGGCTGGAAACCTGAAGGGGAGAGGACCGGGGTAACGTCCGAGTCGCCGTCCCAGAAGTTGTAGGACCCGCTGCTGATGATCCAGTCCCCACCCCCGCCCACTGTGTCCTGGAGGTCCGACGACGAAGCCGCGCTAAGGGTGACCCCGGTGATCTCAGCGGATAGCACCTCGTTACCGTGGCCTTCCCAAGACATGGCTCGGAGCGCACCGTTGGTGCCGTCGTAAGTGCCAACGTAGAAGACAGGGTCCGTGTTGTAGCGGTTGAGGAACGTCAGGTATTCACCGTTGTTGATCTCCGTGCATTCGTTGACCGTGAACCCGCCAGCGAACTCCCAGACGTTCAGCGCCGCCCCCAACTCAATGGCTTCGCCGTTAGCCGGGAGGTAGTCCCGAGGCTTCGCCATCGTGGGGTCGATCTCCTCGGTGAACGTGAGCCTGTCCCGAAGGACCGTGCAGGTGGTTGACCCGTACAGGGCGGCAGCCAGAATGGCGTTGGTCACGGCTGCGGTTTCAGAGTCTCCGTAGGTGTCAACGTCCAACCGGAAGTCGTAGGGCTGGCCCGTCGTCAGACCCAACACCGTCTCCACCGGATCGGCTGGTGTTGGGGTGAGGGACATGTCGTACCGAATGGTGATCTGATCCGGGTCAAAGACGGCGGCAACCACAGGCACAGCAGTTGTCACCGTGGTCGTGGAGTGGTTGTAGAAGTAGATGGTGGAAAGAGGCCCGAATCCTCCCGTACCTGAGACGATGGTGATGGCCCCAATGAAGGCGGCCCCCGCCGTGTCACTGGGGTCATAGATCCTGATCACGAGAGCGTTGCGGTCAGTCCCAGCCATAGGAGGAGGGAGCGGCACACCGTTGATGAGATTGTCGAGCAGGCTCAGGTCCGGCATGTCGGTCACACCAGAGAAATCGAGCACCGTCGCGTACTGCGGGGAAGGCAGAGGTGTTGACGGCTGGACTATAAACCCTTCGTTGCCTCCTTCTGTCTCCTCGACACGGGCCGCGAACCCCCGGAGGGTGTAGCGATGGAGTTCACCCTTCGTGGTGGGAGCCACAAAGCGCGGGACTTCGATGGTCGCCATGCCTGAAGGGTCACCGCCACCATTGGCCACCACGTCGTAGACGACATCCCCCACGTCCAAGATGCCTGTCGCACCAAGCCAGAGGCCGAGTCCTTCTGCGGATTGGGCTACCTGTGAGAACAGGAGATCAAAGCGCCTGAGATCCCCGAGTCCTTCGTTGGCAGGCAGTCCCTCGTCTGTGGCCTTGTCCAGTATCTTGTCGGTGTAGAGCGTGGCTGGGTTCTGTGGGTAGCCGACGTAGGTGGCTTCTTCGTACAGTGCGCCGTCCCCTACGAACATTTCGTCGGGGTACACCGAGGCGAAGTCCTGCCTCTCGTTCGCGCTGATAGGCATCCCGTAGTACACAGGCCCATAAGGCAGCGCAAAGCCCGTATCGACATAGATGCCCTCCAACAGTGGTGCTAACTGCCCCAACACGGCCAACTCGTTCGGGAAGCCCTTCATGAAGGGGATCTGGTTGTCTCCCGAGTCGTCCTTGTCCTCGCCCAGCAGGCACGGCAGTTTGAGAGGTTCGCTGTCCGTGTTGATGAACTGAACGTCCCCCTCGACACAAGAGAGGGGGTCAGGAGGCTTCTGCCCAAACATGTCCTGGATGGGCAGGAAGAAGTTGTCTTCCGCTGTGGGCAGCGTCCTGTCGATGAGATCACCCTGGAGTTTGCCTACTCCCAGGTCGAACTGGATGCGGTAGTCCGGGATGGCTTGGGCTAAAGCCGCCTGCAACTCGGCCATCTTCTCCGCAGTGGCGGTGTCTACGCCGTCGTCCCACACAACCCCGCTACCAGTGCCGATAAACACGGTGTCCGCGTAGCCGTCATCCTCTGAAATGACTGTGGAAAGCCGCTCTGTGGAATCCTCGTCCACGAAGACCAGGTTGCCGCTGACCTTGGTGAAGGTGACTCCGCCGTCGTCCGTGGTGCCCAGGATCAGGACGCAGCCTTCCAACACCGACTCGACGTAGATGCCGTTGCCGTCCGAGTCCTTGAGGGAGTAGGTAGCGCCGTCCGGCTTCCCGTAGTTGACCCGCTGCCCTACCTCAAAGGCTGGGGTGGCCAGGTCTGGGTTCCCGGACTCCAGCGAGTACACGGTGCCTGTGGGGTTCGCTAACGTCATCATGTCTGAGACGTCTGGGAAGCCCGTGTCCGGGTCGATGGGGAAATCACCCAGCGTCAGAGGGGTCGCTACGATAGTCGCATAGCCGACCGTGCTGGTCCCAAGGGCGGTGTCCAACTCTGTGGACCCGTTGGAGTAGTAGGCCCACACCCGCCCCCGTGGGAGGCGAGGCTGTACGTTGACCTCGACGATGTTGGGGATCTTGCCCAGTGCGTTGTTGGCGACCACACCGTTGGGAGATCCCGTGGTCTTGACCGTCTGCTCGCTGGTCTCTCCCGGCTCTGGTCCGGGCACCTCAATGTCTCGTCCGGGGGTGTAGAAGCCCTCGTACATGGTGGTGGGGTCATAGTTGATGCCGGGGAACAGCCGGGAGAAATGCTCCGTCTCGGTCGGGAACAGCCGCGAGAACCGATGGTCCTCCCACATGTCGTCGAAGTTGCCTCTGAGATCAATGGTCGGAAACAAGGCTGCGAGGAACGTCGGCCCCTTCAGGCTCACCAGCAAGCGGTCGTCCATGTCGTTCTTGATGTAGGTGCGCTGCATCTCGGTGAAGTAGTTGAACAGGTTCGGCCACATGGCCATGCCATCTGTGTCACCCGGTCGGTTCGTGGGGTCGGGGACTTCTGCTGTGATCGGCAGGTAGATGGGGTCTTTGGTCCTGAAGTAGCCGCCATCACTCTCAAACGACGCGGGTGCCCAGGCTTCGATGACATCTCGCCAGATCACGCGCTGATTGAGGTTCCCTGTGATGGCATCCTGGTATCCGGGGGGTGCGTATCGCTTGTCGTGCCCGATGAAGAACCGGAACTTGCCGTCACGGTCCCCGATGATCCTGCCGTCAATGGCCTCAAGCACCTGCTCAAAGGCCAGGACGACCCCGTTGAAGAACTCGACAAAGACCCGTGCCCCCCGGTCCTGGTCCGAAGCATCTGCTGCCCCTCCACGCAGACCGAAACTGCCCTTCTTGGAGATGTCTTCTTCCCCGGAGGTGAAGAACGCTGGGCCGCCCGAGTATGGGATCACGCCCTGCGAAGCCGAGGCCGTGGAGATCTCACCGAGGTATTCCTCCAGCATCTGCACCGAGTAGTAGAAGGAGTCCTGATTGCGGTAGGTGTACTGGGACTTCAACACTGCACCCAGGAGCCTGTTGTCCGTCGAGGGTGTGGTCGTGTAGAGGTATCTCCCACGATACACGGGGTACAAGATCGCGCCCGCATCGACAGTCGGACCCACGCTGATGAGTCGTGTGTAGCGGAAGTGAAGGTACTGCCCCGGCTGGAGTGCGGGCTGCGTGGGGTGTTGGAACACCACGTTGCCGGTCTCGGCATCCACGGTGTAGTCCATGCCTTCAATCAAGGCCTTGCCCGGAAGGGCCGTCCCGCTGCTGTCTGCCCGCCCCATGAGGAACAGGTCGTACTCCTCAGAGGGCAGGAATGGGCTGATCCCAGTGAACTCAACAGGGACCGGAAGGTACACCCGCCGTACCGACACCCTGACTTCTTCGCTGTTGTCGTGTGCCTTGTAGAGCGGTGTCCCCACCTTGACGATGGTGTTGTAGCCGTCCTCAGACATATCCGAGGCCACGATGAGGTAAGGGTAGCCTCCAATCTCCAAGAGGTGCCCTGTCTTCGTGTACCGCCGCACGTCACCGTAGAAGGCGACTTCTACCTGGTCCTTGTCGCACTCCAACAGTGGGGTCACTGCCGTATCCAGGAGGGGCATGAACCCGGCCCCTCCGCCCCGAGACACACTCACCAGGAAGTCAGAGAGGGTGAGACCTGCATCGCGCCCAGGCGCACGGCTGCCTACCTCTCGTTCGGGAGTGGGGAAGATGGCAACAGTGGTCAGGTCCGTACCGGCATCGTAAGTGCTGGACTCGATGTAGAGGGGTGTCGGCCCCAAGACCATCAAGAGGCCCGTCAGGAAGTCTGCTGTGCGGTCTGTCTCCAGGGTGAACGTGCTGGAATCAGCCTCAATCCAGAAAGGCTTGCGATACACAGGAGGCGTGCTGACTGTGTACGCCTGCTCGCCGCCAAAGGCTTCAAGGACGCCGTAGTTGATCTTCACCTCAGTCGAGGAGTCGGTCTCCAGTTTGGTTGCCCACTCCTCGGAGACAGTGATGATCCCATCAATGGCTGTGGCGTTTTCCACCCCTGCGAAGTTCATCAGGTTCGTGCCAACCCAGATGAACTCCTCCACGGCGTCTGAGACTGTCCTGCTTGTGGGGTTGAATGACCATTGGTTCGGGGTCAAGTCACTGATGTAGGTGGCGACTTCCAAGGTCACCATGAGCGGAAGGAACTCCGTGATCTCGATGTAGGTGCCATCATCATCGACGGCCTTGTCTCCATCGGTGTCTGCTTGAAAGTAGTTGACCTCTACGATCTGCCACTCCCGCAGTGGCTTGCTGAACAGAAGGCTTCCGTTCATCGGGTTGATCGTTGCATCTTGTCCGTCCTCAGTGACCATCTGTTCGACGAAGTACGCGGTGACTCCGTCGTAGAGCGTTGCATCGGAAGCAGCGATGTTGATCTCTCCGTTGAGCGGGTTGATCTCACACGATCCAGCAGTCAAGTCCGAGGGGTCCAGGAACAACTGGTCGTAGTAGACCGTGTTCCCCGTCAGTTCACTCATCACGTCGTCACCGACGAGGATTTCTCCTGTGGTGGTGTTCACGTCGATGTCCCCTACGTTCACAGATCCTGTGTTTAGGGTCATGTTTCCCGTAGCCGTTGAGAACGGCATGGCTCCCACACGAATCTGGAAGTACGAAACGGGGTCAGAGAGGGTCAGGTGAGGGTCGGTGAGGTCCGGGCACACCAGCCCGGACGCCACAACAGACCCGAGATTCACACCTGCTTCAAGGTATGCCGGAACGGCCTCGGGCGATCCGGCATCCAACCCGAAGCGCAAACTCACGATACGGGAGGACGCGATGGCATCCACGACGTTCGCATTGAGAGGGGCGTGTCCGACCTCTACTGTTCCAGTTGAAGTCAACAACCGGACCTTGAACGGCTCGTCGGGAAGATGGTTGGTCACGACCTGCTGCACATCCGCCAGCAGGGTCATGTCAACGTCCTCCCTCGTCTGGGCCTTGTAGATGCGCCACTGGGCTGAACTTTCCTCGGCAGCGAAGTCTGGGGTCACTGAAAACACGGCAGGGTCAGTGTTCTCTTTGAGGGTGATCGTGTAGATGCCTTCGTTGTCACCGCCCAGGATGTGCAACAGGTAGCCAACCTCCACTGCGCTGTAGAGTTCGGCTTGATCCGAGACATTGGGATCATAGAAGTGGGTGAGACTCACCGGAACAGTGCCCTTACCGCCTGCCGCGACCTCCTCTCCCTCTGGGGTCACCAACACTGCTTGTCCTGGCCCGCCGTCGCCAGGCATCAAGAAATCAATGGTGACATCGGCTCCGGTGAGGTCTTCCGGCACCGAGAAGTCAGCGGGCAACGTCTGTCCGATTGTGTCCGTCGCTCTCCGAAGACGCAATCCGAAGGAGGAGTCGTCCATGGCCAGCGGGTCTACCGTTTCCGGGAAGATGCTGTGATCACTGAGTTGCAGTGTAGAAGTGGGGAAAGGCACCTGCGTGCCGCCGGTCGTTCCTTCCTCACACCAGATCAGCCGGTCGTTGGACCAGTCGTAGACGACACCCACATTCAACGTGGTTTGGTAGTTCTCCATCTCGATGGTGAGGAGTCCCACCACCACCTGGAAGTGGGATGTGGCCGTGTAGCCGGGAATGTCCAGCAACGGAGAGGGAGACATGGTGAGGAAAGGGTTGGCCGGGATGCTGGTGGTCAGCAGGGTGTCATTGAAGCGAGAGACTGCCCGGATGTCGGGGGTGCTGGCTGTGCGGTCCATGTTCACAGGACTGCGGAACACCCCCATGTAGGCACCGTTGTCCGGCAGCCATCGGAAGCGGTCCTCCGCGTCATCCATGTCCACGCGCCATCCAGGCAAGAAGCCCAGTGCTGCGTGCCCTGAGAGATCAGTCTGGTCTTCGTTCCAGCCGATCTCCACTGACCCCGTGCTTGTGTCGGCGGCCCTCAGGTAGATGCGTCCCCGGAAGACCTCAGCCGCGCCGGGTGCCAACGGAGGCACAGAGTCATTGATGAGGGACGTGGCTACGTCGTCGGCGGAATAGTCAGCGGCGATCCCACTGGGGTTGAGTGCGCCTGCGCTCCACTCAGAGATGGCCCCATCGAGGGCGAAGCGAATGGTCTCTGTCCCGTCGAGAGTGTACTGCTCCTGAAAGCGCGACCAGATGCGTGCCTCGTCCGCATAGACCGACGGGATCACTTCTGCTGACCGGAAGTAAAGAGCCTCGCCCCTTACGGGCCTGCGTCGGAACTGAATGCGGGAGGCGTTGGTCTCACCGGACGGCTGTACAGCCGAATCGGTCATGCGGGCGATCTCTACTTCGTTCTTGGGAACCTGGAATCTGTGGATCTTGAGGTCTTCGTCGTATTCAATGACGTCCAGGTTCTCGTAGGCGTGCTCCTTGCTGAAAAGGAAGGTGTCCCCGTAGATGCGTGTCGTGGCACCACCGCTGATCCGACGCACGAGACCGGACCCATTGGGGCGCGTCTGAGGGGGGTCGGCTGTGATCGCCACCAGCGTGGGGGTGGTCCCTGTACCGTCCTCCTCCCAACGCACACCGCTAACACCCGGAGGAGGCAAGCAGACAGCCCGAGGAACCCAGACCTTGCCCATCATGGCCACAGAGGCGGTCGTGCCATCCAGAGGCTCCCCATCGGCGTTCAAAGCAGCGACAGGTGCTTTGATGGGAATGGGTTGGGAGTTGAGGGCAGACCCGTCGTAGTAGAGGTGTGCCCCGAGGAACGGGATTTCGTAGTCAGCAGGGTCCGTCGGAGTTTCTGATCCGGGGACGCACTTTGCGATGTCGATGTCCGAGAGGACGATCTTGCCCGTAGCCTTGCTCCAGTAGAAGGATTCAGTGGGGACGGCTGAGGGGGCGGGGAGACCCGTCAAGCCCAAGATTGGGTCTGCCGTGTCCTGGTCCACCGCGATGGGTGTCAGGTAGCGTCGTGATCCGATTCTCAGGAAAGGCCGTGCCGTGGGTTCCGGCACGGGGGACATCGCTGGGAACCCCTGGTTGGACCCGGTGGGGAAGTCCACCATGGCTCCCATGTCGCCATTGGCATCGGATTGGTGTGTCTCAGCGTTGTACCAGAGGGTCCGGCCCGCCTCATTGGTAATGAAGTCCGGGTTGAGCAACAACACGCCGTTGCTTACACCCACCACAGCCTCATAGGCGTCCCATGCGGCGTCCCATGTCCCGGTCTGGGCGTCGGTGTTCGACACCACAAAGATGTCCAAGGGCGTGCTGTCAGCGTCGGCGTAGAGGCCGCAGCGAACCAGCGCGTACCCTTCTGGTTCGCTTGAACTCCCTGGCAACGTGTCGCTGATCTCAAACCGAGAGGGGGGAGGGACCAACTTGTATGATTCTTCGGGCTTCACACTTCCCATGTTCGTGGCACCGCCACCCAAGAGGGGGAGCCACCGTGAGATCTTCCCATCCCACCCGAAGCGAGTCATGTCGGGATCATTTCTGGTCCACCAGAAGGTAGGACTCCCCAGCACATAGGAAGTCCCGTATACGTGGTCGCCCCGGTCCTCGGAGAACCCGCCCCCGAGTTCGTCGGAAGGGTCGCTAACAGTGACCTTCCCAATAGTGGGGTCAACATTCACGAGATCAAGCGTGATGGGGATCGGCGGGGCAGCATCCCCCCGAATGATCACGATGGTCAGAGCCTCGGTGATGTCACGTTGACCCGCATCCCGGATGTAGAAAGAGAGGGTGCCGTCCTCGTAAGCCCCACCATCGACAGAGAGGGTGTCTGCGATGGGGTCAGCAGTCTCACTGTCACCAATGATGGCCATGGCGGGGTCTTCGACGGTACTCAGTGATCCCGTGCTTGCCGCAAAGACGCAGTATTCTTCAGTCCCTTGGCGAGACTCGGGCTTCTCCAACACCGCAGCGCGGTACATGTCGCCATAAGGCTCCACAGGCTCTGCGGGAACCATCAACTCCTCGTACCCCAGATCCTTCATCGTGTCGGGCTGGATAAAGTCCCGGTCTACGCCTGTGACTGCCTCATTGGAGTCTGGGGAGTTCCCAGACGCCAGACGGGCAGGACGAAGTACATAGCCGTTGAGATTGAAACCCACGTAGCGACCCTCAGATGATGCTGGACTTACTCACACCAGTACCCGGCGCGGGGCCGGTCGGGCCGGTTGCAGCCCCAGCCCCAAAACCAGTCATGAACATAGTCGCAATACCGGGAGAAAGGGCCGCAGCCAGTTGAGCGGCAGCAGGGCCAATGAGTCCCTGAGCCGCGAGGCCGGATACCAGGAGGGGTTGCAGCGTGGCTGGATTAGCGAAGACCACCTTGGAGACGTCGGCCCCGGCACCGACCCCGACACTCGTACCGATGTACTGTCCGGTCGCGGAATAGGACGTGCCGACTCCGATGCCCACCGCCACAGCAATCTGTGGGGCTGCTACTCCGATCATCCCCGCAGCGGCCACAGAGGCCACCACGGGAGCCGGAACGGGCGGAAGGACAAACTTCCCGTTCACAACCCCACCACCCAACGTGCCGTTTACCGACCCCGCCAGGATCACGTTCACGGGGTTGATCGACCAAGAGTAGATGCCGATACCCAGACCGTTACACAGCAGCCCCCATGACGGACCCGTCATGCCCCCTGCCGCAAAGATCGCAGAGGAGATCGCTGGTGGGGTGATGGCCACCTACCCCACCCGGAAGGTCGCGCATCCCATCGACCCAGAAGTTAGGAACGGTCGGCCCGTGATGCTGTCGAGGCACCCATCGGTCAACACACCTCCTGGGGTTGCTGCGATGGCAGAAACATTCACGAAGGCGGCCTTCAGCCCGACCCTGGCTATGCTCTTGATGGTTGTTCCAGCGGTGCCAGACACGGTGGCTGTGCCCTTTGAGGCAGACATTTTGGCTGTACCCGCGTTAGCGGCCACCTCTATGGACGCAAGACCCGCTTCCACTTTATTGTCCAACGCCGACAGCCCGGTAGAGACCAGGAACCCTGCTCCGGGGGACATCATCGAGGCTGATCCCATGGTCATGGTGCGGACATTGAACGACCCCACGTTCATCAACGTGTCGTGCTTGCCCATCCTGAAGGTTTCTTCCCGCCCTCCGAATAGCATGGAATACTCGTCCACAGCCCCGCCAACACAGCCCGTACCAGGGTTTCCTGAAAAGGTGGTGGACCTGAGACTTCCGTTGGTGGGGTTCATCTCCTTCGGGCCGCCGTAGGAGTACTCAGACTTCCCGCTGATCGACACGCCCAGAGACTTGGAGGACATGGAAACGGTGTCCCCTGAGTTGATGTTCAGAGCCGCCGATGCAGTCATCCCAATGACCTTGGCCCCTGAGGCGATTTCTGCCCCCTGTACGGTGATCTTGTCAGCGGCTTCGACCAGTGTGCCCTTGGCGCTTTTGAGGCTCAGGGCCGTCTTCATGTTGGCAGGTGCGTTGGGGTTCTCGTTCCCGTCCGTTGCCCCGGAGGTGTTGGCCCCGCCCCCGAAGATCGTCACAGCGCCTTCAGAGGACTGAATCTCCACTCCCACGTTGTCGGTAGGTCGCCCACGAGCGGCGGTCATGGAGATGGTGCCTTGTGCTGTTGTTGTCTGGGATGCACCGTCCTTGTCTGCCCCCAGGACCGACACTTTCCCTGTGCGAAGATTCTCCTGGATGACGGGTGACCCCTCGCCCTGGAAGTTGGACACCCACGCGCCCCCTTTTGTAAGCCCGATGAAGGACTCCTTTGTGGGGTCTTCAGGATCACGCGAGCGCACCATAAATGCCAGTTGGTCTGACAGTTGATCCTGTGCGGGATCATAAGGGCGGACGGTGTTCCCCTTGGCCACCAGTGGGATACCGTAGCCCTCGGGATCATTGAAGGGGTCGTTGCCGACAGCGGTTCCGAGGACGAACTCCACCATCGGAGAGTTCAAGGACTGGTTGTTGGGGTCTTGGGGGTTCCCAGGTCCGCCGTCGCCACCGGGCATCGCAGGCGGCGTTGTCTTGAGCAGACGGTCTACATCCAGGCCATCCGTCTGTTCCGTGACCGGGAGCGTTCCGTCTGTGGTGTGGGCAACTTCGATGCGGTACTCGGTGAAGATCCCCACCCCAGTGGAGTCAACACCGTTGGTCTTGAGGTCCGTGCAGACCCTGTACATGGGCTTCCCGCCATAGGTGGCCGACTGCCCCACAATCAGGTTGCCCGCTGCATCGAGGAACAAGCCGCGCCCCAACACGTCATAAGGGTTGGTGTGTGGGGAGGAGGAGAAATCCTCACCGAAGATGTCAGCCACCTGGGGCTGACTGGAGAGTGCCGTCCTGTCCAGTCCGGCGGGGGCGAGGGGGTTCCTCTCCTCATCCACCTGCCGATCAGCCGCATAGTCGTAAGTGGTTGTCTTCAACTGGGTGGGCAGCAGGTTCGCGTCCCGTTGGATCATTCCTGAGTACGTGCGAAAGCCAGCGCCCGCATGGAACTGCTGGAGAGACCTCACCACCAGAGCCTGGTCCTGATCTCGCAGGATCATCTCGTTGCCACGTCGGTTCACCAGCGTGGCACTTTCCGTGAGCAGCAGATCAGCCCCTTGAGAGGAGGAGGCGATGACGTTCCCCGCCTCGATCTGGCGCAACTTGTGGCGTCGTTCAGAAGCCAACCCCGACAGCACCTGTTGGTTCTTCGGGGTCATTTCCAGTTCGGTGGGGCTGTGGGATCGCACACTGAGCCAGTCGTATCCAGCATCCACGCTGGGGACGTACCACCCCAAGATCACGAACCTCTTGGATCTCCCGGACTCTGCGGGGGCTTGCCCTACCAGGCAGACGTCGCCTACTTCCGGGATAGACCCGAGGAAGTGCCTGGACCCCGCATTGGCGAACGTGAGGGGCACCTTCTTTGCTTCGATAGACGGCCCGGAAAGAGCCTTGAGATCAACCACCATGCGTTTGGCATCTACACGGGTCACTTTGCAGTGGCGGATCGGGTACTCTCGCCCACCTCGCAGTGCGCTCTTTTGGAGGTTGTTCTTGCCGACCTCTCGTTTGATTGACCCGTCTGTGACGCGCCTCCTGCCTCCTGGACGATTTCCATTTCCCATATCAGTCTCCTTCCTCGTCTGACCCAGGAACATCCCCGACTAACGGGTTCCAGTAACCGAGTGGTGGTTCCCCGCTCTGGTTCAGAGCCTCGGACGTGTGCTCCTCGCGGGCAGCCTCCTCCTCCAAAGTGCCTGTGGACTCTGAGCGGCCTTCCCCGCCCTCAATGAGATCCTGGACGTTCTCCCCTGCGAGTTGAATGTCTCTCTTACCGGCCTCGAAATCTGCCCACGCCTCTGATCCCGCCGTGTTCGCAGCATCCGTAAGGCTGTCAACCATGTTGGTTGCCGTCTTGAAGGTCTCAGCCAACTTGCTGCCGGAAGATAGGTCCATCATCTCTCCCGCCAGAGCCTGCTTTGTGATCGTGTAATCGTAGCCCGACACGTCTGCTTCTTGGATGAGGAAGTCATTGACCGCCTCGTCGCCGCTCAACTCGACGAACTCGCCCGTGAATGCCTGAATCCAGTGCGAGGATTCTGATCCCTTGCAGAGACAAACCGTTGTGTCTGCTGTGGTCAAGGCAGACAACTCCGAGGCACTGAGCGCGAAAGTAATGGACTGCCCTCGACTGGACGTGGTGACTGGGGTGTTCCGCACAAAGATAGCCTCTGAGTCATCGCCGTTTTTAATGGCCAGGATGGCCTTCGCCAGGCCTTCTTCGGAGGAGTCAGCCACGCCAAGGCCTGCCGCCAATGCCGCCCGGCGATCCTCATCGAGTTCTCCCAATACATTGGGGACGCTCCCTCCTTCGGTGGCAAAGTTCGCTGCCAGGAAGGCCTCCACAGCCAGCATGGACTCTGTGTTGGTGGGCGCACCCCCGATCTCCAGCAGACTCTTGTAGGACTGGATCGTCAAACCACGCCCGTAGGCGAGGGTGCCATAGACCTCATAGCCCCGGTTGTCCGAAACGGGGAGCACCGTGGTGTGTTCCCCCTTTTCTTCGTACTCTGTGGTCAGGATTGTGGTCTTCCCACCGCTCTGCTCCACCGCGAAGGAATGGCTCTTGGTGAGAGCCGCGATGAATGCCGCGAACGCATCTGTCTCTGCCGTGGTGGGCACCATAGGATCGCGTACCGCACCGATGTTGCCGTCCCACATGTACTGCCAGATGTACTGTACGGTATTCCCCCATTCCGAGAGTGCTTCAGAGCACTGGTCTGCCAGGCTCGCCACCCCCGCTACGTCGGCCATTCCAGTGAGGCCGGGGTTATCCGCGTCCACGCGCCCGATCTGCAAAGAGGAGTCTTTGGAGAGTGTAATGGGTGAGTTCGTTCGTGTCGTAGTGGTCGTGGTTCTGGGGTAAAGCATGACCCAACTGCCACCCACGGTGTAGACCTGTTGTGTGCCGTAGGTGGCGTTGGGAGTGTACTCAACGTTGTCAACGGAGTAGTACTTCGTTGTGCTCGTCGTTGTGCTCGTCCAGTTGGGTACTCCGAAGGCGTTGAAGGAGTTGTCGAAGTCCGAGAGGCTTCCGGTTTCTCCGTCGATGGGTACGGCGCCAACACTGTCTCCTCCGATGTCAGTGTAGTTTTCGTTGGTGGTCACACCGAGAGCATCGGCCAGGGCTTTGATGGCGTTGTAGATCAGACCGTAGCCTATGTCGCTCTGGTCCGTCTCTCCCCCCATCCTCTCTTTGGCACCGACATCGGCATTCTGCTTGTTCGCGTCTGCAATCAGGATCTCCCGAAACAGTTGCTGGAGGGATTCCTGAGGCAGCATCAATGCCGAGCACGGGTTGCAACCCTCTCTTGATACTGAGGTTCCCACGCGGAGGGTCAACTTCTGGAAGGTGACGAACTTGATGTCCCGTGTGGTTACGTCGATAGACCCCACGGACTCCGAATCGGCTTCTTCATCCTCCACATCCTCTGGGGGGTTGAAGCCGTAGACCCGGAAGCCCTGTAGGCTGGACACGTCATCGCCTGAGACCACTTTGATCCTGTCACCCTCTTGTCGCAGGAGGGTGATCCCCGAGAAGTTGGAGTCAACTGGCCCGCCGGGAATGGCCTTGCTTACGTCTCCGGTTTCTGTGTTGACCACCACCTCGGAAGGGGACTGGTCTTCCTTGTTGGGGGCTGAGGATGAGTAGTAGCGGTATTCCCCCTTGGCATCGCCAGCGCCAAACACATTCTTGAGGTTCCTCTGAAGGCCCATGTAGTGATTGAGGTGATCCTGGTCGGGGATTGAAGTCTTAGTGGCTTCTCCCACAGCGACGAGCAACTTACCGAAGTCGGTTCCCTGGATCCTCTCCACCTCAGCAATCTGCTCATCTCCCGTGAGGTCATTCTGAGCCGCTGCGTAATCGCTGAAGCCCGTCACCACCTCGGTCTTAGTGATGATGATGTCGTTCGTGGGTTCATTGTCCACAGCGAGTCTGTACTGCTCTGCGTTTTCTGGGTCTCGGCGCAGCGCACCCAGCGTCAGGGCCGTGTCGAAGTAAGTCTGCCCGTTTGTGAAGTAGAGGCCGCCAGGCACTGCCAGGGGATTGATCTTGTTGGGATCAAGCGCCATGACCACATTGGGAAACCCCATGACTCGTGGTGGCCCGGAGGCTTCAGGATCGGCTCCATGTACGTCCTCGGGGAACACATACAAGGGCATCGGAGGGTACTCGCCAGGAGCATCCAAGCGCACATTGTCCAGGGTGGGGAGTTTCTGGCTACCTGACCCGTCGCTGCGATCTGGAAGGCCAGGAGGCAGCCACTTCGCCCGCTTCGCGATGCCTGTGATGGTTGTCTGGCAGGATGACCCCGGCGAGAAGGAGTGGCTGATGGACTTGGCGTAGAAGAAGCAGTCCAGGTGTTCGACCCACACCGGGTATCCGGGTCGCAACTCTGGTCGCATGGGAACCGTGATCTGAGCCGAACGCATTTCTGAGTTGGCCACATCGAGGCGCATGATGGCCCCGATGAACATCTGCTTGCTGCCCGAGTAGTAGTGGCTCTCAAAAGAGGTCTCTCTCCAGCCGAACTGGGCGATCAACCGCCAGTCTGCGAACTTGGCTTCCTTGGTGCCGAACGTCCCATCCAAGACCCCCGTGAAGTTCTGCATCAGTGAGCCTGATCCCTTCACGTAGGTCGCCTCGGGTTCGCGCTCGGACTCGGAGATGGAGATGAGATCACGGTCCCGGATGCAGTAGACCTCGTCGCTACTCGTGTCCAGGTTGTAGAAGGGCGGCTTGAAAACAATGTCGCCGTCTACATCCTGGTAGAACTCGTACCCAACGATCTCCTTGACCGCGTTGGCGATCTCGATCTTGGACATGTACTCGCCTTCAAAGAAGTTGACCTGCCCGAGACGCCCCAGATCAAGCGTGTACGCCTGCATCTTCATGGCGTCCATCTTGCCCCCCTCGCTATCGAGGATGGCTGCCGTTGTTTCAGTGCCTCGGTACCCAAAGGCTCTGGCAGTCGCCCTCCTGTTGGCGTCCGAGTCCCAGTCGTTGTCAGCAGGGGTGGCGATGTTGAAGGACGCGAGAAAACTTCCGGCGTTCGTCTGTGCGCTGTCGAAGATGCCCAGGTAGGCCTGTTCCATGGCATTGAACAGGCTCCCGTCCATGCCGTACATGCGGAGCCGCGTAGAAGATTCTTGCCAGCGTTTCTCCCACCACAACGCCGCGTGCTTGAACAGGCTCTCTCCGCTGCTCTCGTCTATTGCTGCGATGTTGGTTGATTGGCTGATTGTCCAGTTCTGGCCGAAGGCTGCCCCAAAGCCGACCCTCATGAGCGTGTAGATGATCCCGTAAGGAGACATCCCCGTGAACCTGTGTCCAGAGAGATCGACCACAGTGCCTGAACCCTCAGGCACTTCCCCAAAGACACTGCCGTTGGTGGACAGGTAGAGGTACTGCCAGAAGTGCAGGATGCTTGAGCACGTCAAGGAGCACGAGTAGAAGCCCCCAGAGAACTCATGGGTGGCTTCGATGACCACCCCACGGAACACCTGGTAGTAGGGGTACACAGGCACCTTGTCAGCATCGCTCTGCCATGCGTAACCTTCCTCATCCTCCTCCCCCTTCATGGCGTAGCCTGTGACCGGGTAGTAGCCCCGCATCAGGACCACAATCTCCAGGCCGGGGTGCAAGACGTAGTTCCCGTCATGCGAGAAGACATCCGCCTTGTGGCGGGGGACCACCAGGGTCAAGGAACAACTGCTGACAGGGTCGGTGGTTGCATCAACAGTGATGGTGGTGACGAACCTGTTGAAGTCTGTCTTGTGACCACACGTCGCACAGACCGCCAACGACGTATGGCCGTTGATGAGGATCTTCGCGTCCGGCGTGTACCGAACGACGCTCTGTGTGCCCTCGGCCCATGAGCCGACGTATGGTCTGTTCTTGATGCCCATCAGTCAGTGAACCCCGACTCAAATGTACCCGTGGGGGTGAAGAAGGCACCCAACGCCTCCAGGGGAGTAGTGCTGTCGGGATCACCTGGCTTGCTCTCACGGCCACTCTGAAAGAAGTCCTCTGACCCCGTGAACTGTTGTGTCCCAGACAAGCCCAGGATGGACAGACCGATTCCATGTTCATCATTGGTGGGGTCGTAGCCTCCGATGTCCGTTCTGCTCGGGGTGCCCGCCATCTGCTGCATCAACTCAGCAGTCGTGAACGATCCGGGAGAGGGGGTCGGCGTGGCTTCAGGTAGCACGATGATAGGAGCCTCCGCGTGGTCGTACATGCGGCCAACAGTGAACTCCATGCTCCACTGGATGCGGTGCGGACTGGCTTCATCGTAGGAGTACTCAAACGTGTTGATGTTCCCAACGTAGGTCATCTGGTCGTAGTCGATAGCCACAGCCCCGATGAACAGCATCGCCTCTGACTTGTCGATGGTGTCGTAGATGTATCCGTTGTTTCGGTAGATGTGATAGAGCGCCATGAACTGCTGGAAGGCTGCGCTGTTCCGCTTCGATGCGAACTGAACCCCTGTGGGAACATCGGTGTCGTTGACCTGGAAGCCGCTCGCTCCTCCGATAGAGGAGTCGGGATCAATGCCCGCACACCACGCCCCGGTTGATCCCGAGATGGACAGCGTGGGCTGCCCTTCGCCCCACCGCTCAAAGACGTAGCCATAGCGTGTGCGTTGGGTGTACTGCTGGACGGTCGTGTAGGCGATGCTCATGTCTGTGGGGTTGATGAACAGCGTCAGGGGAGGTGTCTGAAGCATCCTCTCCACCTGGTACTTGATGTCGGCCACAGTCACGTTGTCCGCGAGCACCGCCGCCGCTTCGGTGCCCACCATGGTCGCCAGCACTCGCCCAGCCGACAAGGTGGCGTTGAGGTCCACCAGCCGTGTCTCTGCCTGGGTGGCGCTCATGATCATATCCTGCCCCAGTGCTGTGCGGAGTTGGTTGCCTTGGTCGTTCCACTCGTTGACCGTGCTTCCGGCCTTTCCGATGAGGTTCACATCTACAGCGGAGTCCTTGGGGAGCAGAGCCGCAGGCACCACGAGGCGCAGCGTGAAGGGCGACAACTTCCGCGCCATCCTGTTGGTGCCGTCGTAAGGCTGCCCCTCCTGGGTCTCAAACGTGTAGGACAGGCTCGGCCCCACAGGCACCCCGTCCATTCGGCTGGCGATGTACTGGCTCTCCTCACTCGGCTCCATTGTCTCCAGGGCCACCTGGTCCGTGCTGGGCATTACGGTTGTTTCAAAGACGGCCATCATCTACCTCACAGCGCGAAGGGGTTGGAAGTGGTCAGTGCCGTGCGCCAGGTCTGGATCTCCTGAGAGACCTCAAAGTTGGCCGACATCGTGAACTGGTAGGGGCTGGACGACGACTCAGTCACGTTGAAGTCAGTGAACCATCCCAGAAACACGC